CTACCTTAGCCGCACATCCTGACAACGCTACTACTGCAACCAAACCAAAAACTATCTGCTTCATGTATTTTCCTTTAGTGTAAATCTACCCAAGCGCCGCCAGCGCGGACCCTTAGTTTATTTGTTGTGCTGTTGTAGTACACATCGCCGTCTTCTGCTCCTGCGGGGTCGGCGGCTAGGGGAATAAAGCGGACTTGGCCGTTTGTTTTGACTCGCATGCGCTCGGTTCCTCCATTGGTTTGAAAGATAACCGATGAGCTAGACCCGCGACCCGAAATAGTTACCGTTGAGCTTGAATTATCGCCGCTCTGAAGAACGGCACTGCCGTTATTGACATTCTCATTGCCTTGAAGGCGAAGGTGAGCACCACGCGCAAAGCCTCCCGGTGTCCCACCTCCCGATAGCCATAGCTCCTTGCTGTCTGAGCCGTCGGAGGTGTTGGAAGCAATTACTTGGGTTGTGCCAGCAAAAAGAAGATCGCCGTCAGAGTTGATCCTCATGCGCTCGGTAAGCGTGTTGGCGGTGCTGCCGCTGGAACCTGCTGCAGAAGTTTGAAAGGTTATTGCTCCACCCGCGCCAGTGCCGGTGCTTACTCCACCTACAAGGCTCAGCGCCCCGCCAGCAATGTTAGTGCCGGATGCCCGAGTGCCATATACTCCCCCATTTGCAGGAGTAGCACTAGAATAACCATTTCCAAGATATAATTCGTTGCTGAGCATGTAGAGGCGAGTCGTTCCACCAAGCGAAACGGCAAATTGATTAGTACCCGGCCTATACGCTCCCGTATCAGGGTCCGCACTAAAGCTTATCGAAGGAGCTGCGGCTGTGCCGTCCCCAAACAAAATGGTTCCAGCCGTAGCCGTAGGAGCAAGCCTCACAGGGGCGTACATTGTCCTATCAGCAAAAGCTGGTGTAGCAACAAGCAGAGAGCTTAATACAAGCGCTAGAAGCTTTCTCATTAGTAGTACCCAAATATATCTACAGACCCAACAGTAGGAGCAACGCCAGCATGCTTACACTTTAGGGCAGTGTAAATGTACTTCTTAGACTCACCAAGGTTAGGACGATACGAGCTATACGCAGGGACTTCTACGCCATTAGTATCGTCCCACGTACAGAAAATGTCCTTGTCGGTGTTGTTTAAAACATCAATATCGACAAGCGCCTTGCCACCAACAAGAAACTGCGTGTAGGAACCAGTAACGCTACCAAAGGCTACAGAGGCCGATACATACGTTGGAGACGTCATGCCTTGGCCATGAGCTGCGCCAACATAAAAGAGGGACACTAGGAGGTAGAATAGGTTTTTCATAGCGGTATAGTAAAAAGGAGGGGATTGCTCCCCCCCGTTAGTTACGTGGCTTTAGTAAACTTCAGGAAGAAGAAAGATGTGCCGTTTGATATTACTGCAAAGCAGTTAGTATCAGTGTCATTGTCTTTCACAATTCCTACGAAACCAGTCCCTACAGTAGCAGGAGCACCAAACGAAGTAGTAAGCTCCGCAGCCGTTGGGGTAGTATCGTTTACATTGTTAATTGCCATTTTAGTACGAACACCACCAGCCGTAGCATTGACTGCGTTAGTGCTAGTAACAGTTGTAAAGGTACCGTTGGACACCTCTTCAGCCTGCTCAGGCGGCATACCCAAACCAATTAAATTTACTGTACTTGGCATAAATCCTCGCAAAAAGGGGGGATTGCTCCCCCCCCTTAATTTAATTAGTTGACCTTAAGATGTCCGATTGAAAACAACGTAACGGTGCCAGCACCAGTTAGTGTTTCTAGTCCAACAACGTAAGCAATCTTAGTTGTTGAAGCATCGTCAGCTACACCAGCAGTTGCAGTAGTGTTAAGGTTAGCTTTTGCAGCGTATGATGCAGCAGCCTTACCCTTAATACCTGAACTAGCTCCACCACCATTCAAACCGCCAACCCATACCCAGAGGTACTCATCGTCAGCAGCAGCTACCTGAGCTACACCAACAAGAAGTCCCTGAGAACCAGCATTAGTAGTTGTCAGCATTGCAGCCTGACCATCGTTTTCGATTTTAACGAAAGCGTATTGGTCAATGGCTCCAGCAGCCTGAACAAATACAAATTCCCCTACCGGCGAGCTTCCAACTGTCATAAGCGATGCAGGCAAGGCAAGGTTGTTTGTCTGAACGAAAGTTTTTTCGTAATCAACTCCGAAAGATCCACTCTGTGACATGTTCTATCCCTCCACTATTACTGATAAATAACACCTTGGAGAGCCGGAGCAGAGCAACAGAGGTTTCCTTCAACGAGAATTACGGTGAAGAAAGCATCCTGATCAACTGGCCTATCCATTGTTGGTGCAAGAGGTTTAAAGTCAGCGCCACGAACCATATCGAAAGTCCAATACTTAGTATTGAGCAATCGGCATGAATTAGTTTCAAGCACCTGACCACCAAACCCACCATCAAATACGAAATCGCATCCGTCATAGTTAAGCACACGGAAACCAGCTACAGCTTTCTTTGCAGGAAGCTGAATACGCTGAATTGCCGTTAGTGAACTATGGAGATACTTCCAAGCGGTACGGTCCATAAGACCGAGGTCTGGCTGCTCATCTCCTCGGGTTAGACGGCTGATAACGTCAGTGATATTTTCCTGTACGTTAGCTGCTGCCAAAGTTACCTGAACAGCGTAGTTACGTGCCCAAAGGTTAGTACCACGATCTATCGTTCCGTAGGTTCCAGACGATGGTGATGTAGAAACAGCTTTTTTAATGCCGTCAAACTCAAGTCCACCAAAAGCCGTTCCATCGCCTCGCAAAGAGGTAGAAACAGTATTCTTTAGACGAGAAATTGCAGCCTGCATTTTGGATTCAGCAAGATCCAAAAGCTGTGCTTCATCACGATTAGCCCTACGCTCACGTCCACTAATTGCAACAGGCTCATAAACCTGCTTAATAGCAAAACGAAAAGCCGTAAGGTCATCAATTGCGTTAAGGTTAAATGAATCAAAACCCTGGTAGAACTCTCCTACAGCGTTGTCATTGTACATGACAGGCTTACGAAGCTCATAACCACCAGAAATTTTACGAATAAGACCCTGATCGTCCAAAGCAGACAATAGTGGATTATGCCGAAGCACAGTATCCGCGATTGAATCTGACTGGTCGAAAAGGGTTGCTACGATTGCCTCTTCCAAATTTGGCATTTGTGTTATCCCTTAAAGTTTATGGGATAACCTTTGTTTAATCGCCAGCAAATCGCCGCTGTAGGTTATCCCGTATATTTTTTGCTTCTATTCTGGGAGAACCGCTACCTGCGGAGCCAGATATTGACCTTGCAGCAGCCTTAGCTTTTTGGACTGTGGCTTGCTGTTGTTGTATGGCCGGACCAGCAGCTATTTTAGAAACTAAGCTGGAAAAGGTCGGATTGCCATTTACTACGTAGTTGTAAGCAGTTTCTAGCACTTGCTCAGGGGAGGCGTACCGCCCTGTTGCGTTTAGTGCCTGTACTACCGGAGCCATTTCAGCTTCTAACTGCGCTGCTGTTTCTGGATCTCTAAATAGCGGCTTACTACTTACAAATGAGTTTACAACTTGTTGGTTGATATACTCAAGAGCTTTTCTTTCCTGTTCCTCTTGGAAGGTTCTATAGCGCTCTTCAGCGATTGATTCTGCCTGCTCCCTAGTCAGATACTCAGCCTGCTGCTGGGGCGCGTATTGCTGATTTATGAGGTCTTCAGGGCGTATCCCGTAGGTTTCGAGCCATTCACGAGCAGCTTCTATAGGGTTAGCGCTCATAGCCTGATCCCAGGCTACGGCTTTGCTGGTTACATCAGCTATGGAAATACCGTCTTTGGCGTACTCGTTTTCGTATCGTTTAATAGTTTCGTAGAGCCCTGAAGTTTCTTTTCTTAGTTGCTCTACTTCTTGCATTTTACGGCCATAATCTGCACGAGTCTCATATGCTCGACGATTAAGGTAAGATTGCAAAATATGAGCATTAGCTGGATTAGGATTAAGAAACGCCTCTTTTTCTGAAGCGTTCATATCAGCAGGTGGCGCTAGGATGGGCTTATCTTCTACTGGCGCTACTTCTTCTTCAGAAGATAAATTATCATTATCTTCTTCCTTTGTGTTTGTTTCATTCAACTGCTGTTTTAATGTCTCTCTAATTGAGAGGTCAGCTTGTTGCTTATCCGCAACCACTTCGGTTGATTCAATTTCGTTATCGTCGGCCATGTTTATACCTTTCAATCATTTCTTGCTTTAGACTGTTGATTAGCTTTTGTTCGGATGCGCCAGACTCGCGATCTGGGATGTACCCTTTTTCATAAGCATCACCAACCTCAATAGCTCCAGCAGCTTTGTAAGCAGCTCGTAGCTTTGATTTACTGGTATAGATTTCTTTAGGATTGAGCGGATTGCGAGTTGGTTCCATCTCGTCTTGTATAAACAGGTCACGAGCATTGGATTGCACACGTCGTTCAACTTGTTCTATTGGAACTACTTTTTTTTTAATTGGACACCATTGAAACAATTTGTATTTTTGGCTCATTTAATCATCCATTAGCATAAACAACATTAAAAATCTTACTTGTTTTGCTTTTTCTTCTGTTTTTAAGTTTTTTTGTTCTAGCGCTTTTTCTGCCGCTCTCTTTGCTGCAAGTGCTTCTTCTCTTCTTCCAAGTAAAATTTGAGCAGCTAAATATTCTTCTAGCAACTCTTCTTCAGTCTTACGTTTACGCCGTTTTTTTAATCCCCTATTAAGAATATCAGATGTATCGACCTGCGTTTTGGCTTGAATAAAGCCGTTTGGCAAGCCGTACATTAAATGCAAATAGTTTTGAAAACCTCCATTAATCACTATCTATTCCAACAATAGGTTCAGCGCTTGGATCAGTAGTGACCGTTCTTGTACCTAAAACTGTTGTATCATCGCTTCTAGTAACTGTGAGGGACGAGCCTGAAACTTGCGTGTTGTGAACGCCTTGAGCAATCATTCCATAAAGTGATTTTAGGCTTAAGGTGTCACCGTCACTTGATGCTTCTACATTGCTAGTTGCTCGACGTAGAACTATATCAGCTATGCGAACTAAATCCGCTTCCGTTAAAACTTGACTGCCTAAAATATAACCAGCCTCTCCTGCTGCGTAAGAGCCAGGCAAAGCAGTAGACCAAGGATCACCCGCTGACGCAGCCGAGTTAAGTTTGTTACCCATTGTGCCAGTTGCATTGTAATCAGCCGAAAGAGCCGCCCAAACAGCTCCGGCCAAAGATTGAGGGGATAATGGTGTAAACGGGGTAATATCACCAGCTAAATTACCAATAGCAGTTTGGGTACCAGCCAATATAAATTGAAAGGATGAGTTAGCTACAGCGTCAATAATTGCGCCTAGCGTTGCATTATTAACCGTAAATGTGATTGACGAATCACCTGCAAGAGGTACGGCTGCTGCTAAGGTTGCACTTAAACTGAATGAAATTGAAATGTTACCATCAGCAGAAACGATTAACTCCAATAGTGCGGCTGGTACATCAAATGTGATTGATGTACTTCCGACAGCAGGTCGTGCCATCGTACCAGAACCATTTACAGTAAATGTAACTGTTGCATTTCGGGATGATATCCGTCCTGCCTGTAACGCCATTAACCACGAAACAGGATGCGTAGTTCCATCAGGAATAGCTGCTAATGTACCAAAAGCTGCCGTCTGATTGCGTTTTGCAGACCAGAGCGGCAGCATATCAGTTTGCTGCGCTATTCCACTGACAGCCCCTATTGTTCTACCAGGAAAGGCCGTATACGGCCCTACAGCAGCTATAGGGCTTTGTCCGTGGAATCTCAGTGCCATCTACTATTAACCTCCCCATGCGTAGCGTAGTACGCCAAAGAAGTTAGTGCTTGCCGGAGTCGCTGCACCTGCGTATGCAAGCCATGAAAGACAAGCGTTTGACGATGCCGCTGCTTCTTGTATTTGTGGAAGCGATGGGAACTGGTTTAGGAGATCACGCTCTGACAAAAGGAATTGAGTCGTGAGCGGTATCTCCATAATTGGTCTAGCAAGTACAAGATTTGTAAAAGTGCTTGCGGTACCATTAGCTGCACTTTGCTGCCATCTTTGCACACTTCGCACACCAGTATCTCCGCTTTGTAGCGGAAAAAACGGACCAATGTTATTTGCTGCCGTTCCTGTGTGATAAACATGCGAGTTTACCGCCGAGGCTGTCGCTGCAACAGTTTGCGGGAGATTGCGCGTTCCTGTACCGCTTTGATTTGTATATTCGAGCGTTATGTTATGAGCAGTAGCTCCTGTTGTTGCTGGTGCTACTACACTATACGCCATTACACCCGTTCCTGTCGTATTGCGAGGCAATGTTAAACTATTACTTAGCGTAAGTTGTGTTGCTGTATTTCCGTCGATTCGCGCATAGCAACCAAGGAGGTCTACAAGCAGCAAAGTTATTGGCACAGTCGTAGCACCAGCCGTTTGAGCTGACATCGTAAGCAAATGCTTTGTTGCAGTTCCACCGATTAAATTGCCTGGCCAAATACAACCCTGCATATCTGCATTATACGGCATGAAACGAGGGGACTGTCCGTTAGTACCGCCTGCAATAACAATTAAGTTATCAACGGTCATGGTTTGTCCCGATGCCGCTGTAATAGCAATCGTCTGAGTAGGGCTTGCGCCAGTAGTTACGGCAAGGGTTGAGGTTGTAGCAGTAGTGATAGAAGATGAAGCCGTTCCACCAATATCAATTGTAATTCCACCGCTACCGCTAGGAGATGATGTTGTTACAATAACTGTGTAAGTTGTGCTTGCCTCAATGGTAGCAACAGGTGTCTGAGAAAGAGCACCAGCCGTACCCGCAGTATGCACCATGGTACCGGCTACGTTCCAAGCCCATCCACCAGAACCAACGCCTGTCCAATTAGCAGCAGAATCAAAGCCCCAGTTCTTTACATAATTACCGTGATAACCCTGGCCTCTGTCACCACTGCCAAGAAACAAGTCGAACCATCGACCAGCGGTCATTACAGTAGGAGAAATTTTATTCCATGGCTGCGTCCAAATTTTACCATTTGTTGTGACCTGTGTAATTAGATCGTCGTAACTATTAAAGCCCATACAATTCTCCTATTCTCTTGCAAAACAAATTACGCCTGTCGTTGATCCGCTTGTAGTCGTAGTTTGTACGGTTCCAACGATGTGATTTAAATAAGCCCCAGAAGGTACAAACGCTGGTACTTTATTTCTTGGAAACTCAAGTTCAACAGGGGTATTAGCACTGTAAACCGTAGTTTCGTATATTGGTTTTACAAGTACAAATGCACAAAAACCTCCAGCAGGTGAAAGCATTGTAATACTATCTACTTGTTTTACATCAATAGTGCCTGGGCCAAGAGGAACAAATGGGCCTAATGTACGGTCAAAATATCCGTTGCTGGTAAGACAATTTATGGTTCCAATTGAAGTAATTGCTGTTACCCAAAAACTTACACTTGTTTGAACATTATTACTGTCAGTGTAAGTAACATTTACTTCTGCCACACCCGAAACGCTTTGAGGAATTGTGGTTACAACCATCAACCGTAAACCAGATGTGTATCTGCTGGCATAGTTCGTATTATCAAACACCTGCAAATCGGTGAAATCCATATCAACGAGCGGATAAAAACCAACATAATCCATGAGCATGAAGTTGCCTGGCGCAATGTGATTACTGGTATTACTTCCGCTTGCACGATACCGAACAAGATAGCTATCGCCCCCAAGTCCTGCGTTTATACCGTTATTGCCAGAACCAACAAGCGGGGTAAACTCCAGAGCATTTCCTACATAAGGATTAAACTTTGGCGTACCGGCGGCCATAGACAAATCAAGCCAATGACCGTTGAAATTAGGCGTAGGGTTTGCAGTTTTGAACCAATTAGATTGGAAAACTTTATTGTTAGTCCAAGAGTTTGCTAGATCTCCAACGCTAGTTATTGCCACTTGTCACCGCCTTTGCTGCTTCAGATGTTGCAATAATTACAGCATTTGTATGTTCACAAGTACGAAAAAAGCGGCCACTGAAAACAATGATAATTTCATCGCAATCACCACATTTAAATAGTGGTTGCAATGTTTGCTCATCTATTGCTTGCTGGGCCGCAGTTTTCATTAATCGACACTAGCAGTCATAGCACCAGCGGCAAACTGTGGCTGGATTCCGGTGGAAATTGAAAGCGATGATGTAAGAGCACCTTTGAGAAGTAAGTTTCCTGTACCAGTAGAATCAGTTCCAATACCAAAGTGTGTTACAATCGACGAACCACCAGTACATTGAGCAAACTGAACAAGTGCGGTGTTTGCAATAGTGCTGCTTGTGCGAGTCCATCCACCAGCAGTACGAGCTACAGCAACGCGAGCATATCCAGTATATGATGCTTCGCTGGTTGATTGATTGCCAGCTTCGCCTGGATCAGCAGTATGAAGCGAGATGAAGAAACTTCCAGCCGTAGCTGAGTTTTGCAATCCAGCAACATCGCCAATGTTAGCCCAATCTGTGTTTAAAAAAAGCAAATCAAGAAGTGCTGCTTCAGCAGCGTTAGTCATAGACATAATCTAATCCTTATCATCATCAATGTTATCAATAGACAAAGTTGTGTTTCCAAAAACATCAGTTCCAATCGTACCTAACTTCTTACTAGCTTTTGGAATAATATTATTTATTACTATTGGCTGCTGTTTTGCTGCGCTAGATTCAACCGCTGCGTTTGTAGTGTTTATACTTTCCATCCGCACTCTAAGTTGCTCTAAAGCGCTATCTGAAGCAAGTCTGCGTTCTTCCATGAGTTTTTCGGACTCAGATAACCGTATACGCATCTGCTCAAGTTCGAGTTTTTGAATTTCAAGGATGTGCTGCATTTGGCTTGATTCTTGCTTAATAAGTGTTTTATCAGCTTCAGATTGAGCTGATGATTGCACTTTAAGCATATCTACTTGCACACTTTGTGCTTTAATTTGCACTTCTTGTTGATCGATACCTAGCTTTTGCTGCTCAATAAACTCTTTAAATTGCTGGTCTTGAACACGAAGTTGAGCCTCAAGTTGATCACGCTGCATCTTAAGCTGCTGATCTTGCATGGCAAGCTGATTCTTAACAGCTTTGTCTTGAGCCTCCATTTGAGCTTGTTGCAATCTAGCTTGAGATTCTATTTGCGCTATTTGCAATCGGCCTTGCACTTCTTGCATGACTGGGTCTGGCGGCGGCGGTTGTTTAGCTGCCTCTTCCTTCGCCGCAGCAATTTCACCAATCTGACTAAGGGCTTTAGTAAAGATACCATCAAGCTCTTTGCCTCCTTTCATCCGTTTAATTGTGTTTTGAAACAAGGCAATACTGAATTCTACTAACGGCGGAAACTGCTCGATCAGTCCTCGCATTTGGTCAAAGAATTGTCCTGCTGTAGCAATTAACGCTTGTCCTTCTTGTTGTTGCTGCTGTTGGTCTATAGCTACCATAGAATCTGACGCTATTTGAATACGGTAACTACGTTTAGTGTCGTCGCGTAGTATGTCAATAATTTGACGCTTCATATCCTCGATAAGCATTAGAGGATCTGGCTGTGGAGCTATAGGAGGTAGCTCAACTGGTAGCATACCTTCTTGCCCTGGTTCTGGCATTGGCGCGGGAGGTGGCGTTGGTATAAAGATAATAGGCTCAATAAGAGCTGTAGCATCTCCAATTTCTAAAATCCTAGCTTCATCAAATTGTTCGCAGATAATAGCGCCAAGTTTAGCGATAGCGTCCGACATAAACTTGGTAAACATGTTCTGTCGTACAATTAGCCCCATTGACGACCACTGGTTTTCTAGCCTGTTGGCCGTAGCAGATTTGTATTGTTCTGAGGTGCCACGTAATAGATCAGAAACTTTCAGCGTTTCGTAAAGCTGCTGTAAAGCATTTTGTCGAATTTCTTGAAGAACATTGAGTGCATTTGCAAATGGCTCAAATGGAGCAAATTCCATTGACCCTTGCAAGCCGCCTCTGCCGCGATTAGCAGGCCAATTATCGACAGGGACACCCTTTAGGTCGTCTTCAAAGATTTGTTCAATGGTGCGGCCCATAGCGCTGTCATAAGCAAAGTTAGTGCGTATTGCTTGAGTGACAGCATGGATACGAGTTGTAAGCCGCTCTACTTCTAGAATTTGGTCTTTAACATGGGCGTAATCAGATACTGGAATTACGCTATCTGGATCAATAGATTGTCGTATAACCGAGCAGGGATAAAACCCTTCAAATTTGATGGGGGGCTCCATCTCTTCAATAATGGTTTTATCACCACCTTTTTGTATCCAATAAACTTTGTTTGTTGCTTGGCACCAAATTTCAAATACTTCTGCCTTACCTTCAAACTTATCTTCTTTTCGGGCTATGTCTTTTTTGATAACCTCTGGAAAACTGTCATAGTTTAGTTCTTCTGCAACAACGTCGCCAAACAGGTCTTTTGCTTGGTCCCTGTCTAAGAACGCACGTCTAGCCTGCCATTCTATTTCTTGCTCATTTCGAGCATCAGAGCAAAAGTAATCACTGTAAGAAATAACTTCTAAAACAGTTTTTTCATCTGTTTTTTGCTCTACTTCTACAGATTTGATTAAGATGCCACCTGTTGTTTCTGTAAAGCCTTCTAAATCGTCTTCGTAAGGCTGTCCATTCCCATCTAAATAAGCTCCGCTTGGGTCTTTGATAATAGCAATCTCTTGAAAAATTGTTTCAAACTTAGCTACGTACCTAGCCCATAAAACGGCTTGTCCAGTAAGCAAAAATTGCAGAGCTGCTTGATAGCCAATCTTGTCAAAATCAAAGTTGCAATCCATTGCATACTGAGTGTTGCGTTCTATGATAATGCTGCCTAGTTCGTAGGGTATGCCACCTGCTCTTTTACGTAAGTTTACTTCGGCTTTAGGTGTTGAGCTGTAATAAGCAGGTAACAACGTATTAATGCAATACCACCAAACATTTAAACGTCGCTGTGCATCTCGTAGTGTGTCTATTTGTCTATGCGCGTTATAAACCCGAATTGACTCTTCAGCGTCTTGAATAAACTTTTTACGTCTTGTTTCTGCATCAGAAATCTGAGCTTTCCACCAGCGACCTGAATACTTTTTAATGAGTGATACAGGTTGTTTTTTCATATTTTGCTCTTAGAGTTTCTAGCTCGTACTTTTGCAATATAACTTTGTAATTTAACCAAGCCTTTGTTGAATACTTCTGCTGGTTGCTCCCATTGAGAATCAATTAAACGTGCTTTGCAGAGGTATCGTAAAGCGTCACA